ACTATACGAAATCTTTAGCTCCTCATATTTAAACGACACCCCAAGGCTCTTTAGTTGCTTTGAGATGTCATCTTCTAATCCAGAACGATACCCATTCTTTATTGCGTGTTGCCGTCTACTGGTGGTTGCCATAACTGCCCTTCATACCTCCGTAACCATAGTAGCCTAGCGTTCTCAATGATACGCTCTGTATCACCGTCATAGGCTTTCACACAAGCTTCCCAAAGGTCATCTACTGTATCACACTCTGCCAGTAGCTTAGTGGCCTTGACAGGGCCAATTCCCTTGAGACCCTTGATGTTGTCTGCTGCATCTCCTGTTAGTATCTGAGTGTAGAAGAACTTGTCTCCTTCCCAAGGAGAGACTGTTGTCCACTCTTTCTTGTTAAAGTTAAAGTGTCTACATGGTATCTGCAACATGTCCTTATCAATTGATGCGACAATAGTATCTGGGCCACATCTTGTAGCTTCTATTGCTATGAGATCATCTGCTTCTTCTCCCTCACTTACGATTGCTCCAAACTTATTCACTAGATAGTCACGTACATGACGCAGGTGCTTAGGCTTGTCTGCTGCTTTCCTGTTTCCCTTGTAAGGGTAACTCTTTGCTATATCAAAACGAAAGTTGTTAGGTCCAGTTAGATACACCTCAAATTGGTCAGGTGTAACAAAATCTAACGTCTCCTCAAGGACGAAGTCGAGTAGTATATCTACCTTCTCCTCTGCGTCCTTGGGAAGTTCGTCTTGAGTGGCAAAGGCTGCTCTGTATGCGAGAATGTCCCCGTCTACTAGAACCTTGCCCTTAGCCATTACCAGTCACTGAAGGTCATTTGACCATCGTCCTTCTCAAAGGCAACAGCTTGAACGTAAGTGAACCCTCCAGCTCGTGCTGCCTCACTGTAAACAGTAGCGAGTGATTGTAAATCCTCCACACTATCTCGTACCACTGTCGTAGAACCCTCGAACCCATCTTCTTCGCTCGTGGATGTAAATGTAATTGATACTTGCATTAGAAAGCCTCTCCGTCATCGTTTGCTTCATACTTAAGATGTTCGGTGATACATACCTTTTCCATAGTTGTAATCTTACCGTCCCACACATCAAACTTTACTGTAGCCTTAGAGCCGTTACCGACTAGACCATCTGTGTCCCAGTCCCAAGGGAGATACTCACCCTCAACCATCTTAAGCATCACTGGTGCGCCCATGACAACGCCCTGTTCTCCTGTATCTTGGTTCTTAAACTTAGGGTTAAAGTGAGGTCGTGTAGCCTTGTAGAAAGACTTACCTTCTTTGCTGATCTTAAACAGTTGCGCTTGTAGTCCCTTGTCTGGGATGCCATCAGCAACCATCTTATTTTTAGCGGCCTCATCAATGACGCAGTTAACAACGTAAATGCCTTGCTTTGCATCAAAGTTGTTTGCCATATCAGAACCGTCTCGTGGTCCCATGTCACGGTCTTCTTCCCGCAACTTAGTCCACTCTAGTTCACACTCTACATAAACTTTCTTGCCCATTGAATTTCCTTTCAGTCGGGGTGTCGTACTATACTATATAGACCCAAATCGTATTCTCACAAGTAAATAAATAAAGTATTTACCTAGTGAATATCTGCATATGTATTACCGAATTGTACGTCTGTTCCTAGTGGTACATTTAGCTTTACCTTCTCGTTTAGCTTGATAGCTGCATTGTGCATAACCTGTTCTACATGTCCTTCCTTACCTCTCTCTACTAAGGCAATCACCTCATCGTGAAACTGCCCGACACACTTAATTCCGTTCTTACGACACAAGGCAACCCATGTATCAAAACAGAACACTCCAGTGCTTTGGTTAAGCGTACTAAAACGATCCTTCTCGCTCCGTAAGCTATGCCAAAAACCTGACACTGGGTTCTTGAGCCACATGCCCTCAAACAACTCCCGTGTCTTTGCTCCTGTAGCTACCTTCTCAATGGCCCAGTTACGTGACCAGAAGGCATCTAAGAGGGTCTGACTAGCCTTCTTGCTCATGCCAGTACCTCGTGCAAGGGCTGCTGCTCCAATGCCATACGTGGCGCTGTAGTTAACAACCTTGTAGTTCTTGCGTAACTCCTTAAGTGACCTCTCACCAGAGTTGTGCATGTCGATGTCACTCTGATTGATAAGACCTGCGTGTAGTGCTAAGTCTAAGTGAGGGTCGAACCCTTCACAACTCATAGCTTCTACATACTCAGGATCGTATGGCTTCATGTAGTGACGTTTTGTCGTATCCTCCAGTGATGTCATGTCAGCACCGCATAGTACATAACCTTCTGGTGCAATCAGGCATCCTCGGATTACATCACCATAAGGCTTGTCTACGCTAGGTAGGTTCACCAGTGGCTTAAAGTGCTTGAAGCGGAACGTGTTAGTTAGCCCAGCTATACTAGCCTGTAGGTAGCCATCTGTGTGACCCTCTAAGAAGCTCTTTAATATGCCAGCCCTGTGAGTAAGAACAGTGAGACCATCAAGCAAGTCCACAGCAGCATCAACAATAGAAAGTTCCTTAACACTACTACATAGCTCAGTACCTTTGCGTACCTGTTCGATTTGTCTCGTGTCTCCACTTTTCTTATCCCTTACAAACTTAAATGTGCGTGGTTCCCAGCCTAAAGACCGTAGCCAGTCCTTAACCTGATCGTTAGAGTTAGGGTTGCCCCGCTCCTCACCTGTCTTGACAACAAAGCATAACGAGGTCACAGGCTGCTTGTTCTCCTTGCAGAGAGCCACCCACTTATTACCGTGTGATGATAGCTCCCCGTCCTTCTTGTGCATAACCTTTGGTTGCGACACCATTCGAGCTAAGATACGCTTGGGCATAGCATCTGCGAGTTGCTCAACCTTCTCCTCTTTGAGTCGGCTAATTTCATCGTAGGCTGCTTGCGCCTTTGGTACATCTAATTTCCACCGTAGCTCTTCCTGTTCTCTAGCGCAGTCTAGCTTGAACGACAGATAATCAATCAGACGATCTTTGTCTTCTGGTGTGTCCTTATACAGCCTGTCTAACTTAAGGTCTAAATCACGCCATAAACGGTTGTTGATCTTAACGTCCTCATTGCACCTGTGAGCGTACTCTTGAGGCGTCAGGGTGTTCCAGTCCTTAATCACTGGCTTAGGCACTCCGTACTCCTCTCCGTATCCTTCAAGCCCATGCTTCATGCGTCCGTGGTTGATGTACCAGCTTAGTGCCAGTGTGTCGATCAGACGTGCTGTTACTTTGATGTCCAGAAGCTTTTCCACTGCTGGTATGTCAAAGCGGATTTGGTTGTGGCCTACAAGTGTCTCGCTGTTGAGCAATACATAACGCATCTCATCATAGTCATGGGTGTGCTTTACTTCACCCATATCATTAGACCAAGACATGACATGAATTTTGGTCAACACATCTAATAGACCATCTGTTTCAATGTCGAATACTGTTGTCATTTTAAGGACACCCCTCAAGGTTTGATATTTTCATGTTGTAGCAGTCTGCTTTAAAGGTAAACCTGTTGTCGGGGTCGTAATCACCTTTCTTATGAAACTTTGCATCTTGGAAGTAGGTGGCTTTTTCATAAAACCCAAGTATCCAAGCAATAGACAGGTCGTTCTTGACTCTTACGAAGGCGTAGTAGTCGCACTTTTGCTTAGTGTTAAACGCCGCTACACTACAATCGTAATACTCTCTTGGTGCGTAGTTAGTTCGCTTAGTCTTTACATCTACGGTTTTACCACTAGGCAAGATTAAGTCGTAGTCGTATGTGTTAGAGTGAGAAGACCCTGTGATCTCTGATGTAACTACCTCACCTATAAAACCAGATAGGTTGCCGTCCCCACTTGTAATAGAGTTCTTTAGTTGGCCAAGGTCTTCAGCTAAGGTTTTTGCACTTTCTATGTGAAACCCTGTAATCTTAACTTCAATCATATTATACTTCCCTTAATGTAAACGTATCTAAGTTAAACCTCATTGTTCCCGCTGCACCTTCTTCTGAGCATGGGCGGTTCTTCTCAACGCGAATGTGTGTCGTGTTACGCTCCTCCACGCTATCTGCCTCTTTCTCCCGTGACAAGTCAATAACGACAGAAGCTCTCTGTCCAATCATCTTGCAGTACTTGGGATCGCCATTCTCATTCGTGTGAGCAATCGTTACAATGCCACAGTTAAGCTCTGCTGCCAGCTTAGACAGTCGTATAGATAAGTCAGCTAACATACTCTCCTTACCTTCCTCAGATGATCCGACTACAACGTCTTGGATGGGTTCAAAAAAAATAAACTTTACGTTACAGGCTACAGCAAAGTATCTTATCTGCTCACATAATTCGTCTGCACCCTGTCCATCGCCCATGAAAAACTGATAGTACAGTTCATCTTTAGTTAGCTTCTTGATAGCCGCCATGACCTGTTCGTTGGCACCCTTCTCTTCAATCAAGTCTCTGCGTGTCAGGTTGTCATTACACTCGTAAGACACAAGACCTAGCAGAGATCGCAGCTTAGTCTCCTCAACGTGCATTGCAGCGATTGGTACGCCCCGTGAGATCATGTTGTACTCAAGGTATCGCATCACCTCAGTCTTGCCTATTCCTGTCGGTGCCTTAATCACTGTGAAGTGACCCTGCATTAGCCCTAGTATCTTATCGTCTAGTGCCTGTATTCCCGTTGGTACGTACTGATGCTCTGGTGCATCCTGATACAGCGATATGAAGTCCTGTGTGGTGTTCATCACATTCTCAGGTGTGTACTTACTAGCTGACCACCATGCTCCCTTGAACTCCTTCCCTTTGCCGTTCTGTAGGAAGTCATTCGCATCCTTGTATGGATGATGATTGACACGATAGACCTTGTTAGGGAACATCTTAGAAATCTTATCAGCAAGTGCATTGCCAGCATCGTCTGTGTCTACTGATAGTATGATCTTATCGAAGCTATCTAGCCACTCCTTACAGTTCTCCCAGAGCTTCTTAGCTGGCGTAGCAGAGGGTAACGACACAACAGGGTTAGTGTAGCTGCCTTTCATCATCTGAGACACTGAGAGAGCGTCTAGTTCACCCTCAGTGATCGTTACCATCTTAGAGCTACCAGCAGTAAACAGGTTCATACCAAAGAGTTCATCGCCCTTGAACCCTGACTTAGCGTAGAAGCCTTTATCCTTGAGGTTCCGTACCTTAATTCCGCCGCTGGGGTACACGTACTCTTGTCGGTCCCCGTAGGTCAGAACTCCGTAGTCCTCCATTGTGCGGCTCTGGATGCCTCGCATAGCTTCATACTTTCCATCGCTGGGTGTCTCGATCAGCTTTGGTGTGAATGTCATATTGTTATCTCCTTTTGTTGGGTACTTCTCATCCGCCCAATCGAAGGTCTTTCGACTGGATGGATAACCTTGTCCACAAGCGTGGCACTTTCCGAAGCCTTCGTCATTATAACTAAAGGCGTCAGAAGAGCCACACGTTTCATAGGGACACTCTTGGTGGGCATGTTCAGACATGTGGCTCTCCTTTGTTTAGTTTAAGGTCTTACGGATGTAAGGGATCAAAGCTCTTGCCTTGTCCCACCCGTGTTCGTCTACCTCGGACAGAAGCATAACAAGGTCGAAGTCTTTTAGGCCCCTGATAAAATCCAATACACTCTCGTCAATAACTAAATTATCTTCCATTTGACTCTCTCCTTTTTACTTACTTAGTGGGTAGGTCTTCTACATAATGGTCTGGGGCGACAAGATCACCTTCATCCACAGATACAGCACCCTTTAAGTAAAGTTGCGCCATAGTTTGAAACACAAACTGTTTCTTTTGTAGTGCCGCTGCCATGTCAACACGTTTCTCCCAAGCAGCAAAGGTGGACTCTGGGTAATTCTTAACTGCCCACCAAAATGGAACATAAGTGTCCACCTCTTTGCAGTAAGTAGGGGAGTTTAGTTCTTGGGTCACATCATTACTAGCAAACGCCTGACTGCGAATTTGCGTAGCCTTCATACTGCTAAGGCTTTTTGCCCCAGCTTCTACTGCATCCTCTGGAGTCTTACGATCCCCATAAAATTTAAATACCGAACGCTCACGCATTTTTTCAATCGCGAAGTCGAATAGGCTCTGTTGATTTGTCATTGTTGGTTCCTTTAGTTTAGTTGCTGTTTAGTGGTTTCGGTAGGTAGGTCTTCACAAAGTTCACTCAAGATGTCTGCCATCTTATGAAGTGCTTCAACCTTTAGTCCAAGAGGGTCTGGATAAATGAAAGATACAAGTTCCCTCTTGATGTCTCTTTCGTCAAACTTTGTACATAATGTCTCCATAAGTCCAACAAAAGCTGGCCCAACATTACGTATGTCAGTTTCTTTCTGGCTTCTAGCTATGGCATTAAGATCAACCACAGTGGGGGCGACAGTATTACTAATAGCCTCCTTTTGTTTTTGTCGTCTGTCTTTTACCTCTGCCTTCGCCTCTTTGTAACCCTTTGGTGTTGTAGCTTTGGCTGCTAGTTCAGGGTCTGATGTGATCTCCTTTCGGTCTGCTTCCCACCTGTTAACCGTTTCACGGCTTACTCCAAGGGCAGTAGCATGTTCTTCTTGAGATGGAGCTAATGTGACATTTGTCACATTTCCACTTTGGTATTGATTGTTACCACTCCCACCCCTTGTCTGAACACCCAAAGCCTCAGCACGTTGTACGTAGAAATACTCCTTCTCTTGACTATTAAGGTGACGACGAGCAACATTCTCAGATGTCACATACGAAATCGCCTCTTCCCTAGTCCCATTAAACTCAGCAAAGATTGGGTCAAGTCCAGCCTTAAGTGCAGCTTCATATCTGTGACGACCATCAAGGATTTTACCTTCATATGTAGCAATAGCACGATCTAGTCGAAAACCATTTGCTGCCATATCATTGGCAATATCTTCTACTGTCTCAGGCTTGTGTGGCAACCACAAGCAAACCTCATGGTACTGCCACTCTGGTTTATCTGGCAACATACTTGCTAAGTATTCATTATCGTCCATAACCTTTTCCTTTAGTTATTACTTGTTGTTGTTAATACTTAAGATAACTTAAGTAGTTACTTGTGTAAGAAAACTTACAAGGTACATCTTACTATATAGACCCAAACTCAATTCTCACAAGTCACGAATTGTTACACTATAGACATTTTATACAATGCCTCCTCTTCCCAAAGGGCGACAGACTGTTGGCTAACCCCATAAAACACTGATACTTCGTCCTGTGTCATGTCGTTAAAGTATCGCATGTTAATCACCTGCTTTTCCTTGTCGTTTAATTTCTTAAACCCTTTTTCTAGGTAGTCCTTTCGTTCATAACTTGCTGTACAGTCCTCCACTGTACCCATGAACTCCTCATCAAACTCCACTGTTGTAGACTTAAGAGCTACATCAAGAACCCTCTTGCCCTCTTCAGAGTAGTTCTGACCTGTGTACTCATTACCCAATGCCACCTCTGTAGCTGACCTAGACGAAGGGATAGTAACAGCCTTTGTCTTTACGTTGATGTAGTCATACATAGCCTTGTTAGCTCTTCGGTACAGACTGGCTGG